GATGTACATCGCTGACGCAATGCTGTTGGCGTATGCCATCTCGCCTCTTTCTAGGACGATGCGAACGGTCATAGTTGGCCTCCAGTCATGTCCAAGGGAATGTTGCGTGGGTCGGGTGTGTACTGGAGACTGTCCTTGTGGAACCAGAGTCCGATGCGACCTTCCCACTCACCGTGCCGATGTTTGTCAACGCTGATGATTGCGTCAGGCTTGTCTTGCCATTCCGCATCATTCGGATTGCGTTGCAACTTGCGCTCCTTGGCCTTGTTGCGCCAGACGGTCAGGTAGTTATCGATCTGGTCGACAATGGTCGAGGATCCCCTGCTGTCAAACTTGCCAGGAATGGACTCCTCGTTGTCACCCTTGCGGACATGGTGAACAACGTGGATGTGGATGTTGTGTTCCCTAGCGAGTGAGGTGATGCGGTCAATGAAATATTTCTGGCCAGAATAATCATCCTCGGCACGGACACACTTCATCAGGTTGTCCACCACGAAGTGATCGACTTTCTTCTCGATGGCTGCATAACGGATGGCAGCAAAGACCTGTTCGGGAGTGACCGATCCGATGTGGTCATAAATCCAAAACTTGTCCTCCAACCAGTCGATCAACTTGTGGCTGAACTCGATGCTGGGGTTCGAGCATCTTGCGGATTGCCTCAGGAGCCGCATAAAGGTCGATACAGGCTTCATTTCGAACGAGGCTATACATACCCCTTGCCCCTGCGAAATAAACCCCAGGCAGACCTGTCCCAAGACCTGGGACTTGCCGTGTCCATTGATCCCACCCCAGACGCTAACCTCGCCCGGACGAAAACGAATGTCATCCCAGGTCTTTGCCCAGGGCATCTTGGCTCCGTGAATGACGTTGCCGTTTTTCAGGACATCATCGATCTCTTCCAACCACGCTGCTGCTGGCAAGACCTTGGCGATGGGTTCGGACTCCTTCATGTACCGCTGGAAGTCCACCGTTTCGTTGCTGAAGGTCATCATGCGACCACCTCCGGCAAGGCCAGGACACCACCCAGGTCAGCAAAGACCACGGCAGGGTTGAAGTCGTTGATGCGTTTCATGACCTTGGCGGTGCGTTGCGGGTCGTTGCCAGTCAGGTGGACGATGACCCCGGTTAGGCAGCGGAAGTCGAGTCGAGGGATGTTGTCATCGGTGTGGATGAGGATTTCAGGCCGCCAGCCGTACCGAAGTTGGTTTTCAGGGTCGGTGAGTTCCCGGTATGCAGTTGGTTTGGCAGAGTCAGAGACATGAACCCAGACCTGATCGATGTTTGATTCGAGGATCCGTGCCTCGATGATTGCTTGGTGTCCACGCATCATTTCACTCCTGCGAAAATATCTTCATCGATTGATGACTCGGTTGTCAGTTGATCTTCCCAATGTCGACCGTTCAGCCAAGTCAGGGGATTCTTTCGGTACTGCAGTTCAGGAGTGTTGGCAGCGTAGGTTCGTGCAGACTCGATGATTGTTTTTCTCAGTTCGGCATTGGGTTTGTTTTTCTTCCACCACTTGAGGCAGTTTTCTTTCCCAGTCTTTTTTCCGTAAACATTCCAAAATTGATCGAACTCGTCCGATGCAAAATCGGACATATATCTTCTCTTCTCTTCTCTTCTCTGGCATAGCAATGCGCTAGATGACTGCTCATCATCTGCTAGCAAGTTGCTATCACTTTCTACGAAACCCGCATCAATCAAGGGTTTCAAGGCTTTTTTGATTTCTTCTTCTGAAGTTCTGAGCCGAAAAGCGAGGATTTTTAGGTCAGAATTAAATTCTCCGTTTTCTCCCTCGCTTGCAAGCAACCAAATCATCGGTGCTAGCGCACGGCTAGCAAGCGGCAAGCATTGAAAAGTGAAGTCATCAAGCAGACTTTTGTGCAACTTGATCCATTGTGGAGAACGGTTTTTGTAGTGTTGAAAACTGCGCCAGTTCTTAACTCTGAAAACCACTTTCTTCTGCTCCTGTGGCTCATCGTGGACTTCCTGGGAACTATCGAGTAACATTTGTTCTGTCATCTTTGATCCTTTGGGTTGGTGAAGAGTGACAACGCCCTCAAACAGACGCTTTCTGTTTGGGGGTTTTTCTTTGGGGGGTTTGCATCACTTCAACTCAGGCCAGATTGACTTGTAGTCATCAGGGTGGAAGTCCTTCCTGGTGACCATTCCTTTTGAGTGTTTTTCGAAGAGGACAACCAGTTTTGGACTGAATACTTGTTTGGTTGAAATCGCTTTTCGGAGGTAGTTGACCGAAGTGCCACACTTCTTGGCGAACTCCATTTGGTCTTGGGTTGACATCGAGTTCAGGTAATGCCGTAGGATGATCGACATATGAAAACATTCCCTATGGGTTAGTGGAGCCTGAACATTACCTATGGATAATGTTTTTGTCAACACCTATAGGGTTGTACTTTCTGGTAATTGCTCGTATATTAAGAAGTCCTACATAAAAATTTTGGTTATCGCCAAGGAACAAGAATGGACAAGTATGAAATTCGCCGAGTGAAATTGGCAGAACTGAGAGACACACGCTGTGGAGGCAATACTGCGGAACTGGCTCGTAGGCTTAACCGCAACCCCACTTACGTCCTAAGAATGCTTTACCCTGAGGGTAAGGATGGCCGCAAGCGGATCGCTGATGACATGATCGAAGTGATAGAAAGTACATTCGATCTGCCTCACGGTTGGCTAGATGGGAAAAGTGAAAACAGAACTATCAAAATCGATCTTTTTGTCGATGAGAACCTTGCTGTACGCCACATCCATCCTGCTGCACAGGAAGACTTCCGTGCGCCCTATGACTGCCCTCCGACTGCCCATGCGTTGCAGTCTCGCAACAAGAAAAGGAGTGATGGCTGGGTGATTGTTTTAGACGGCATTCAGGAAAACCCAGCAAAGTCGATGGGGGTTTATGCCCTCTACTGTCTGAAAGACGGAACCTTGGATATTGGAATATTGAGTAAGGGTTACATCAACGGGACTTACAACATAAACCGATCCATCATGTATGACGGCGCATTGGCCGAAAACCAATCTGTACTGTGGGCAGAAAGGGTTCTCTGGATCAAGCCTTGATAAAACCGATAAAAGACCTGATAAAACTAATACGTCCTTTAGTTCATACTAGGGAAACTCCCTAGTTTAGATTTGTAAAAATATTTACCCTTGGGTGTTGCTAAAAAAGATTACCCATGGGACACTAATGGCTCACTACCAACCCACAGGTGAGTCATGATAAACACAGTACTTTCAGATTATTTCCCGGTTCGAACCGAACCACTCCCCCTCAAGTCAGACAACCACGAACAAAGAGTCCAGGAAGTCCTTTCCCTGCTTGCCAAACGCAGCGGTGTGGATTCCGAGGGTCTGACATCAACAGACTGGGCGCAAGACGTTCTCTGGGGCAGTCAATTCTTCCCCAAGATGAAGCCACAAGAATTTGCCCTGCTGCTACAGGTCATCTGCCAGTTCCCCCCTGATCACCCCATCTACAAGCATCTGGTTACTTGCGTTGAGGAGGTTGTCCTATGAAACAGGATCGCATCCCTCCCCTCGCATGGCTGGGTGCAGCAGCATTCGTTGCTGTCTACATCGGAGTCATGTTCATCGGTTCAGCAGCGGGGTTCTGACCATGAAAGATTTCAGAGAGATTGGCTTTGAGGTCATTGACCGTGCGTTCTCAGAACGCTGTCCAGTTGCCCTGATCGTGTTTCATCGTGACAAAGAGATGGTGTATCGAAAGATTCGCTCAACCTCTCTGCACGTTGACAACCTCCCCTTCTTGGTCGGGGTCTATGACCACGAATCATCCCCCGAATTCATCGCTGAAGACCTCACATTTTTTATCGGAGCAAAAAGTGTCTGAACACTCAAACATCGCCAAGGCATTTATCAAGGCCAAGAAGGCATTCGCCCCCGCCATGAAGACCAGTACCAACCCACACTTCCGTTCCAAGTATGCAGACCTTGCCGCTTGCGTAGAGGCCGTGGATGACGCTTTCTTGGCTAACGGCATCGTGATGTATCAGGAGACGAGTGAAGACGCTGAAGGCGTGACTGTGGAGACTGTGTTGCTGCACGAATCTGGCGAGATGATTCGCTGCGGCAAATTGCATATGCCAGCCACAAAGAGTGATGCCCAGGGGTTCATGAGTGCATTGACCTACTGCCGCCGTGGAAGCCTCATGGCTGCTTGTGGCATCGCTCCTGAGGACGATGACGGCAACGCTGCTGTGAAGTCAAGCGGAAAACGTCCTACCCCTAAGTCGGTATGGGATGCAGAGGCAGTTACCAAGGACATCGTCTCGGCCAAAACACGGGATGAATTGACCGCCGCATATGCCAAGTGGAATGCCGTGGTTGCCAAGGGATCAGAAGAGGCCAAGTTCCTGGTCGACCTCGCCAAGGCAAGGGCAGAGGACATCGGGGGTGAGGCATGAGCAAAAACATTGTTCAAGGTTCACCAGAGTGGATCGCTGCCAGGGTAGGCAAGGTGACCGCATCACGCATGGCTGATGTGGTCAGCAAGACCAAGGCTGGCAAGTACACCGCTGCCCGTGAGGAGTACCTCGCCGAACTGGTGACCGAGATCCTGACTGGCAAACCCGTTGAGTTTTTTCAGACGAAAGATATGCAATGGGGCATCGAGCAGGAACCCCACGCCAGAGCAGCGTATGAGGCCGATAGGCTTATCCAGGTTGAGTTGATAGGCATTGTTGACCATCCGTTCATTGAACGTGCAGCAGCCTCTCCTGATGGCCTTGTTGAGGACGATGGCCTCATCGAGATCAAGTGTCCAAAGACCAAGACGCATATCCAGACCTTGATGTGTGGTGCGCCCCCCGAACAGTATTTGCCGCAGATGCAATGGCAAATGGCTTGCACAGGTCGAATCTGGTGCGATTTCGTGTCGTTCGATCCTCGCTTGCCAAAGAAGTACCAGTTGTTCACCCAACGTGTCTTCAGGGATCAACAGGTCATTAATCAGTATGA